ATATTATAATGATTTGCCAAATGTTTAGCCCAAGATGCATCTGGTCCTATCAAATGTCCTTCGGTAAATGAACAACCCGATGTTATTAAATATTTTTTATCCAACATTATATTTTTAATTTTAACTTTGTAATTTGTTTTTTATCAGTACCATACTTTTCGCAAATATATTTAATATTTTCTCTACCCTCTCTGGTAGCATAAAGTATTTCAATATATTCAATCGCTTGAGTTTCGGGTACTGAAAATTCTCTTTTGATTAATTCAACCAAAAATTCTTCATATTTCTCTTCACCTTTCCCTTTAATGTATTTCAGATATTGTTTTCCTTTTGGAATTACGCTGATGTACAACTTATACATTTCCTTTGGTTGTAGTGTTTGAGTCAAAGGAAGTAAAGTTGCAATCAGTTCTACCCATTCTGGCTTCATTGAAAGAAATCTATTAATCATAAAATTACTCCACGATTTTAAATCCTCTTCCGAAAGTTTATCAAAATACTTTGGGTCTTGCTCCGAAGTTATTGCATTAAGATGGTCAAATAACTTTTTAGCTGCCATTATTTTACGATTTTAGATTCTTGTAATTCCGGTGGTAATAAATCTTGCAATGGTTTACCACAATTTGTACAAAGAAAAATATCAATTGGTATTACAGTATCTTTATCTCCACCCGTAACCAATCTCGATGCTTTTCTAACTCTCAATGCCGGCATAAAGATAACGTTACCACATTCACATGCTACATCTCTCGTATCTTTTAAATCAATATAAGGTTGTTGATTCATCATTATTTAATAATATTTAAAATTTGAATAATTGTACTCATAAATACGATTTCTTTATCTACTACCAATGCATCTTTTGATAATCCATCAGCGATAGTTAGAATTACATTAGCAGTGTTACCACTAGCATAATCATCTACTTTATCGTATAACATTGAATACATTTCCGAATAATCATTTAAGTGATTATCTGCAACCGCCTGTCTGATAGTCATAAATAAATTACGTTTATCATCCGATGATTTTAGTAAATCAATTAATTTAGTTTGGAAATTTGATTCAACCATAACTTTATGGTCTACTTTCAATTCACCCTTAGCCGATTGTAATTGGCAAGTGTTTAAGATTCTACGAATATCGGGATAATATGAATTGATGATATCAGCCATATTCTTTGGTTCGTATTTAATCTTCTCTACATCTAAAATTTTAGCAGCCTGTACAGCTACATCTTTTTTAGTTGGTGGCGTAATTGCGAATGATTGACAACGGCTTTGAATCGGGTCAATAATTTTCTCAATGTAGTTACACGTTAAAATGAATCTACAATGTTTGGAGAATGTTTCCATTAAGTTACGAAGAATTGCCTGTGCGTTTGGAGTCATATAATCAAACTCATCCAAAATAATCACTTTAAATCCTGCGAATCCAACCGATGATGCAAAGTTTTTAACTTTTGTTCTTACGGTATCTACATTGTTTTCATCCGATGCGTTAATAATCATACTATCGCATTTGATACTATTTACAATTAACTTTGCCAATGTGGTTTTACCCGTACCTGCTTTACCATAAAACAACAAATGTGGAATATCATTTGTATCCAAATATTGTTGAATGGTTTCTTTTACTTGCTCATTACCTACATAATCGGCAAGTGTTTGTGGGCGGTATTTCTCCACCCACAAACTATGTTCTCTTTTATTAATATCGTTTGCGAAAAAACTCATATTTTATTTTATTTACCAGATGAACCAAATCCACCCTCACCTCTTTCCGAATCAGATAATTCATCAACTATCTTAACTTGTACTACCGGCGTTGGCACTATTACTATTTGACAAACTCTATCTCCTACATTATAAGCGATTGAATCCAATCCATTTAACTTATTAAAGGTTGCTTGTAGTTCTCCTCTATAACCTGAATCGATTACTCCTACCGAATTACTTAACATCAATTCAGTATTTCTAATCGATGAACGAGGAAATACCAATCCAACAAATCCTTCAGGTATTTCCATTGCAATACCTAAACCATAAGTTATCTGAAATGTAGTATTTTCTTTAATGTTTGTTGCTACTAAATCCATTCCAGCATCACCAGCTTTGGCGTATTTTGGTTTAACTGAATCTGGGTGTAATAATTTAATTTTTAGCTGCATTCTCTTTTTCTTTTGCTCTTTCTAATTTAGATTCTTCACTAATTGGTCTTGAGAAGATTTTAAAAGTCATTCCATTGTGCTGAAAATTCAATCCTTCATTTTCTTTTGGTTGAATTTGTAAAACTAATGGAGCAGGAGCTGCACCTTCTTCTTGCCAAGCAAATGCAACTGGTTCATTATTGAAAAACTGAAAACACCATTCTGCATCTTCAATTGTTTTTGGTTGAGCCATTTCAACGCTACCGTGTGGTTGTAATGCTTCATTTTCTGGGGTTAATTTTAATTCTTGTGCCATTTTATTAATTTTGAATTTCTACTAAATAATATTTACAAATAAATTCATCGATTTGGAATTCAATGTGTGCCAATCCATCAGATGATACTTTAAGTTTAGCTGCGGTTGCTTCTTTATTAGCCGTTAAAATTTCTTTTAAATACTTAGCGGAGAATGAAATTGGTTTAACCTCATCAGCGTAACCTTTTTCGCAAGTGAATGTTACTCTATTTGTAGAAATTGATGAATAACCAATTGCCATTTTCAAATCACCACCTTCAGTAAACACAGTGAAAGTATCGATATCAGATAATGCACCTTTTGCTTTGATAAACTTATCAATCATATTAGATGCCATTTCGATTGAAATGCCAAACTCTGGCATTTGCTTCAAATCAGGCACCGCAGGAATTACACCTAAATCAGCCAATTGATAAGAAGTTTCAGTTTCATCTGAACTTAATTTTAATACAGTTGCTTTTTCTCCCACTGTATCTACATTAAGATTGATATCACTATCCAAAATACCAATAAGGTTTTTCAATAATGATGTGGTATAAATACCAATGTTGAATGGTTTTGATGTAAAGCCATTAAAATCTACTTCACCAAGCATAGTTTTATCATCAGAAATAAAACGAACTGAAAGTTTGTTTCCTTCAGCGTTCCAAGCTACTGATTCAATAACACCACCCAATGAATACTTTTGAATGAATCGAGTTAAATTGTTCTTGTTCATAATTTACTTTTTTATTGTTACAAATATACGATTAATTTTTTAATATTCCAAATTAAAAACTAAAAAACTTTTTAGCGGTTTGAGCTTCAGCAGATGCTTTTTCCCATTTCAATGCGTTGTAAAAATCATTAACTTTGTTTTCCAACTCTGCTTTATAAATCATATCTCTATCCACATATTGCTCTACGAAATCCATAATTTCTTGTGGGTCATTATAATCTTTGAATGCGACGGTATCCAATCCTAACGGATTTGTTTTAAGATATACCCACTTCACTTTATCACCATCTCTAATTGGTTCGTGCTTATACGGACAATTAAAAAACTTTAATAATCTATTGTAAGATATTCCAGCTTTAACATGCGCCGGGGTTCCTTTTTCAAAATCAGCGATAGCTTGTCCTCCATCTTTTCTCCACATTCCATTATCATACTTACTCAACTCTTTAATAGCTCCACCCTTTGCTATTTTATTTACAGGCAAAGTAATCATTTGTTTTTTAAAAGTAAGTAAAGATTCATCCATAAATGCGTTATCCTTGCCCATAAGAATATCTTTTAACATCTTAGCCATAAAGTCCTGAAATGCCTTTGGGAATGAAGAACGTACTACATCCAATCCTTTTACATCCAACTTATCGCATGGTACACCATTCTTTAAAATCATCCATTGTGCGTATCGTTTTTTTGCTACCCAAAATCCCGCTTTGCTGATGTACTCTTTTTTAATTTCAAATCTATGTTTTTCCTTTGGAATAAAAAAGAATCTTTCAGCCAACATATCATAGAATGAGTTTAAGAATGTTTGAGTTTCTTCAGCGATTGTATTAACTTCTTCAGCCATTCTATTTTGGTCAAATGTTTTGTATTCGGGATAACGATGCTTTACTAATGGTTCAGCCATCATATAAATGGAATCAGTATCGATGTAAACATTATAATCTTCTTTAGTTCCGAGTTCTTTCCAATATTTGATGTTTGCCATTTCTGCTGTTTTCTTAATAACAGTTTGGCCCGTAATCGTAACTGCCTCTGCATTATCAATATCGTAAAACCGAAAGGCAGGAAGACCAAGCACACCATACATAGAGTTAAGAAGAATCTTCTGAACCAACTGCCTTTTCGCATAAAATTCATATTTTTCCGTATCACCCTCCGTACCATATTTCTTTTCTAATTTTCTAAATTCAACACGTTTTTGAAACCAATCATTTAAAATATCCGCAATAAGACCAGGTGAATCCTGTGAGTATAAAACTCCATTAGCTGCTACTCCTAAATTACTATCTTTAATAACTTCTTTTAATTCCTGTGTTGTATATTCATATTCATCGCCATCCTTACCAATAACTTTATAGGTTGTATCCAACCCTTTGATATTAGCTTCCGCATCCCAATTCTGAATCTTACCAATCTTTGTTTCGGGACTGATATTTAGAGTCATAATGATTGATGGATATAGAGATGTTAAGTCCAAATCATAAATCCAATCATACTTACCAACTATGGGTTCTTTTACATAAGCTCCGATGAACTTTTCTTCATTGTTATCACGAAGTGCCTGCATCCTCTCCTTTCTATCTTTTGGTTTATTAGTTGCTACTAACCCTTTCTTTTTAAGATATCCTAAACAAGCACCTTCTAGCCACTTTGATGAGAAAATGTAATCTTCATAAGGAACAAATCCGGCGTGGCAAACGGCTCTACATAATTCAATGAATTGTAATTTATTATCCATTGCTACAACCAACTCCACATCGACAATGTTATACTCAATAAACTTCTCTAAATCATTTACGAATAAATCATCTAAACTTCCTTCATATTCAACCTTACCTCTACCCAACTCTTTGGTAGCAATATAATTCAATGTATAAGATGCTTCCAATGTATATGTGTATGTTTTATATAGATTAATGTAATCCAATACACTAACACCACCAAAACTGAATTTTTCTCTATATGGTGACCAGAATGCTTCTCCGATACGAGATAATCTTTTAGCATGTCCTTCTCCACATACATTTTTAATACGATTGTACAAATATGGAATATCAAAGAAATCGATGTTCCAACCTGTTAAGATTGTTGGGTCAACTTGCTGATAATAGTTTAAGAATGATAATAAAAGGTTTCTCTCATTATCAAAAATATGAACCTTCACCTCTCTACCATCTTTACTAAATTGCTTTGCATTATCTTTGACTTTACGTTCTTTATCTAATACAAACACTTCATATTCTTTTGTGATAGAATCGTGTGCAGCAATAGCTGTGATTTCGTTTTGTGCTTCTTTTGTATTTGGTAGACCTGATATCATTTCTACCTCAATATCAAATGTTAATACAGTATGACCTTTGGATGGCAAATCATTATCGTAAATATCTACCAATACTCTCGTTGTCTCTGGCACATCGGATTCGAATAAATCTTCAGCTTCATCCTTTTCCCACTTTGAAATACGGGTTAATTTATCACCATACATTGAACGATGTTGTCCGTATGGGTCTTTTTTATAAGCGTATTTACGATATGGAAATGTTTGATAACCATTTGTATCATCCCATAAATGTATTAAATTCTTTGCTCTCTCGTAATAAATGTTTTGATACATTAATATCTTAATTTTTCGTTTAAAACTTTAATCATTTTACTATCATTTAATGATAGTTCTTTTGCTCTTTCAATTGCTTTCTTTGATATATCTAAACGATGAGTTTCATTATCCAATATTCTATCAAGCATATCAAACAAATCCTTTTTATATTTAAAGAATAATCCATTTGGGTCTATCTCTTTATAACAATCTGATTCCTGAAATATCATTGGCGTTCCATTCATCATACAATCCGTTGCTGCCACACTCCACCCATAATTGGTTTGCCTCATCTGAACTCCAACCATACATCCTTGTAATCGTTTGTAATAGTCGTGTTTGGCAACTTTTGTATTATCAATCCAACTAAATTCCGGCTTACCATCCAATTGTGGCACCCATACTTTAAAATCTTGCCTACGTTCTCTATACTCTTCCATCAATTTAATGAATGATGGATATCCTTTATATGCGGCTGCTCTATGATTGAATACAATAACTTTTTCCTTTGATTGAGGCGATTCAATTATTTTGGAATTATCTACTCCTAAATTCCATACTACTAATATACTATTTAATTTTTGAATAAACAAATCATTAAACCACAATTTTGCTTCTTCCAAAACTCTATCTTTTTGTTCTTGTGTATTTAAAAAGCAAGTTTCCATTTGAGATACGCCTAAAAGTTCTATCGGCATCCATCTCCATTTGTTTTTTCTATCTTCGGCATTACAAGTTTTCATTTCCCACCAATGGCAATATCCTATGATTTTGGTATTAAAATCATTTTTATATCTACCAACTTGTGGCCAATCTGGTAAATGTGAATATATTACATCGTAATCAATGGTTTCTAATAATCTATTCATATCAGGCGGATATGTTCTCATTTTAATCATATCACCTGAAAATGGTAGTATATGTTGTTTTACATTAATAAGATTCAATTTCTTAACCGCTTGTGGTAAAATGATATTCCAATAAAAATCACCATGCGATTCCAATGCTTTTATATGATTGTAAATAACATCAACAAATGAATCTTTTTCAATATTGGAAGAGTTGGTAATATTTGGTATTACCAATACTTTGCGAGAATTACTATAATCTATACTATCCCAAAAATTCATATTATCTTCCTACTTCTTTTAAATAATGTTCTTTCATTTGTTCCCACGTCATTCCAATTGCATCTATATAAAATAGAACTTCTGGTTTGATTTTACCCTCATCAAACAATTTTTCATATCGTTTGATTGCTTTATTTTTCCACCATTTAATAGTGTATTCGTTTCCTTCTTTGAATTTATCTTTTAATACCAAATCCTTCTCTTCAATTTTTGAACAAAGGAATTCATTACCATTTTCATACATTTGTGCAAAATATACACCTCTTTGGAATCCGTGGTCATATTCATTTCCTTTGATTCCTAATTCTTTGAAAATTGCCTGAATAATCTTTTGTTTAATTCCACTTACAGGTCCATTCTTTTCGTAACCCATATTAGCACCATTTCTTTCTCTCTCATCCATAATGTTTTTCTTATACCATTCTGAACGATTTTCTTTTAACCATTGATGCCACGGGTCATAAACTTTATCATCTGGCTTTGTTGAAATCTTACCTTTAGATTCTCCCAATGTTTTAAAATGTGGAATACCATTATATTGGGAATGAATACCATATAATGATGTTGTTCCTACTCCAACCAATGGATTGTTGTATTTCTTTTGCCAGTAATCTCTAACTTCAGGCGAAGTTGCTAATGCTGCGATTAACTTACCACCTAAAAAATTATATCCAAATGGTTGTGTCGATACAATAGTAGTTGCGATTGTAGTGCAATTTAATTTACCCTTTTCAAACTTATCTTCTTTACTCCAACCAATATACTCATCTCTAACACCTAATGAAGTAATATCAGAGCCCAAACAAATTTGCCCTAATATTTTTCCGCTTGTTTTATCCTTTACATAACATTTTACGTTACGACCTGGATTAGCCTGAAACTCCATTGTATGAATCAATCTACGAATTTCAGTCCATCGAGTTGATTCTTTTGGGTCATCTTCTACAATTTCTACATAGGGATTGATTGATTCGATTTCCTTAATGGTTAGCTCTTTATTTGTAATATCAGTCGGCTTCCATAACGAATCATAGTGTTGTTGAAGAACCGGCAATCGTTTCATATTAGAAACCAAATCATCATTCCACTCCATCCATTTTTTGTAGAGAGTTTGCTCTTCTACTGACATAGTTTTAAGATAGTCCATATTTTCAATGAACTTCTTTTTCATAACCTCATAATCAAATGTGGCCGTGTTTGTTTCTTCTCCGGTATCCCAAAATTTCATATTCAGATTTTATTATTATGTTTTACAAATATACGAAAAATAATTGATATTACCAAAATTTGGTATCTATTTCCGTTTCTGGTGCAATTGTTTCCCAATGCTGAATATCCTTATTATATGCACGAGCATCTTTAGGATAGGGTCTAATCTCATGCTTCAATGATTTTAAGATTGTTTTTCTTTCTTTCTTATCTTCAGCTATAATTTGTAAGTATCTATGCTTTGGTGGTTCTTCTCTTCTCCAAAATTCTTTGTAACCTTGCTTTCCGATTTCTCTACGAAGATGCTCTAAGTTACCACTTCCCCATTTTGTAAACACAGTCCTACTATGAATCCATTTGTATGGGTTATTTGATAATGAAATACCATAGTTTGGCATTAGGGCGATATCGGTATTTAACCCCTGATAAATCCAATTAGTTGCTTGATAGATACCACCCAAATGTTCTTGTCCGTTATCGGCGTAAGAAATAAGTGCTTTGATTGCTTTATCATTTTCTCTGAACCATTTGAATGATTGTCCCATAGCAAAGGATTCGATGTTAGAGCCATATCCATCATCGCAATAAAGACGGGTTAATTCCAACACATTATCTTTTGTAAGTAATTCTGAAATAGAAGTTGCTGCTCTAGCTCCAACGGGAAATCCGTAAACCAAACATCCAATTAATTTAGTATCTTCGCCCAACGCATTGGTTTCATCCATTTTATAAAATATTCCCAAAGCGTATCTACACGCAGTCCAAGCGTGAGTATAGTGTTTTTTTACGATGATATCTTTTGCTACATCTTTACCGATTGGTGCTATAAATACTTTTGATGTATCACAATAGTTTTTACCTTCTACTTTCATAACCTTAATTTATTGGTTCTAATTTATGTATTTCTTCAATGAATTCCTCATTTGCTTTTGGATATGGCAATGATGGATATTTTAAGTTTTTTAATAATTGCTTTCGTTCTTTTCCGTTTACTAACACATATACATAACGATGTTTTCTCGGTTCTTTTTTAATCCAAAATGGCGATGTTACCATTGTTTGAATTATCTTCGGGTCATTCGTTCCATACTTTACATATGAAGTTCTACTATGATGCCATTCATCAATCTCACTCCACTTAAAACTCCAACTATCGTTTGGTCGGATTTTATTACCCTGATATATCCAATTGGTTGCTTGGTATATAGTTCCTAAATGTCCAGCCTTTGGGTCTGAATATGATACTAATGCTTTGATATGTGGTGCATTTTCTCTCAACCATTGAAATGTTTTTCCAACAAACCAACTTTCAATATTACTACCATATCCATCAAACACAAATAAACGGGTTAGTTCTAACACTTCCGTTCTATCTAATGTTTCACATATCGATGCTCCAGAATGTCTACCAACCGGGTCACCATAACATGCTACACCAATAAGTTTTTCATTTACTCCACCAAAGAATTTATGGTCATCATCGGATACATAAAATAAACCAATAG